TTGTAGCAGAAATAGTAAATGAGTTTAGACCACCTACAGCAACAACAGAAAACTCACCATCAAGAAGAATACCACTGTTTCCAATTGTTGTTGCAGAGGAAATAAAAATACGATCATTAACCGACACACCATGATTAGTAATACTAATACTTACAAGTGGTGAATTAATCTGGGTATTAAATACACTAGTAAGAGCAACAGTAGAAACAAAAGGTGTAATGTCATACAATTCATTTGACTTAACTGCATACAAAAACTTTTCTGTACCAAATGACATAAACTTTTTTGTGTCATTGTCTGCCCATGTAAGAATGTCACGAGCAATACCAGTATAAGAAGTATCAAGAGCTTTATTATATCCCCTTAAATTTTCTGGTTTTCCTTCACGAAAACGAACACGATTACCAGTATACCATTTACCTTCTTCGGCATACTGTGTCGATTCTCGGTGAAAGCCGGGAATAAATTTAAGAGTTGCTAGTTGACCAGCCATTATTTACCTTTTCAAATCTTGAACGGCAACCATGTCAATAACTGCAGTTGTTACACTTGCAGATACAGCATAGCTTCTAATACTATAAGCAAGCAAATCTACAGCCGATGTTGCAGAGGATAAAGTAGGTACGACCCCATTTTTAAATTTAAAATCATTAGCAAAAGAAAGAGTTTTAGACCCTGATGTTGCATCTTGGATTACATAAATAATACCTTGTTGACCAACATTAAGATTATCAGGTTGACGAAGAGTACTGTTTGAACTTACTTGGAATACAAAGTTATTACCTGTTCCCATATCAATAGCAAACAAACTTGTATCTGACACAGCAATAGTTACTAGAGGTGAGTATGCAGAACCTGCACTAAGTTTTACTTCGCCGTTAAATTCTGTAAGAGATGTAAAGATATTAGTAGAACCATATTCATTTGTATATGGAGAACTTACTTGAGCATAACGAATGTCTGTAGTAGACAAACCAAGAAGTTTAGGATTAACATCTGAAGGGTTGTTAATTGTACCGTCTGTAGATACATCAATCTCACCAATGCTAGTAAGAACATCTTTAGTTACAATGTTTGAAAAACCTAAACCAGTTGCATCAAGACCACGAACATTTACACCATCTGTTACTACAAGAAATGTTCCTGTACCTGCTGTACTTGTATTTACTGTAAAACCTGTTGCAGTTGCACCAGTATTCATAATACGAAGTGTACCAGTAGAAGAACTTTGTGTTACACGGTTATGTACAATATATGATTTAGATTGAGCAGGAAGAACAATATTAGCAGCAGAAGCACTAACAACATAACCTTGAATCTCAAGAGCCATAGAACGTGCTTCATCAGATGACCCATCATTTGTTGTAAGAGTATTATCTCCTACAATCTGTGATCCTGACGTACCAATAGTTGTGTAAGATGCAACAGCATCATCCAGCAAATCAATAACATTTTGGTTAAGAATATCACCCCAAGAGTTCGGATTTTCACCGTCTGCTTGCTTTTCAATTCTTATTCTTGTGGTATATGTTGAAGGCATCTTTTACTTCCTATAATTACATTTGTTTATATTATATACTATTTTGGTTGGTAAGACAATGCTCTGTCTAGTTTGTCTTCTACTCTGTGCAAGGCTTCCATTAGTCTGTCCATATCATTTTGAAGTTCTGCTTTAGTTGCATAATCTTCACGAGTACGATTAAGAAGAATACCAAGACGTTTTACTTCGTCACTGGTAGTTTTAATCCACCATGCTGCACCTGTCATAACAACACCAAGAAGAATATCTATTAGACTAGCCATTTCCATTTTAATATGCCTTTATGTTAGGCCACACAGAAATTGGTGCATTGCCATCATTAACTGTTGTGATAACACCATCAACAGTAGTTGTAGTTGTAGGTGCTTCAAACAAATCAGTAAACTCACCAATAGATGTACAAGCATTGATTTTTGTTTTAATTACTGTAGCACAAGAAACAACAGCAGCACGATAGTTAGTTACACTTGTTGGAATAGAACGATTTCGTTCATTATTTGCAATAATCATCCAATCAGTTGGTTGTAATTTAAAATTAGCTGTTTCATTTATTTCATTTTTATATTTTGTTTTTAAACCATAGTTATACAAAACATTATTAAATTCATCAGTAATAGTTACAGAAGTTTCATAATCAACTTCTGCAACATCATTTAAATTTTTTGGATCATTTGCTGACCAATAAAATCTACTATCAAAAGGAGTTTCTACAGGATCATCTTCCCACACAAGACCTGCTGCAGTTTTATCTGATTCTGACCAAATATTCCAATTACGAGGATGTTGAATACCATTGCTATCAACCCATCCTCGTCCTATTTTTATAGTTTTTCCATTATATTTCCAAGCCATTAATAGCTCCTATTTTGCATTAGCATATTTAAAAGGTTGTTCAGCAATAGCCATGTAAATGTAAGTACTGCCAGAGTTGTTTCTCAGGCCAGAATTAATACGCCATTTAAATCCATTTGATAAGAAATCTACAGAAGGACCGTCATCGCCTTCTGAGGCGTTAGTATTTGGCCTTAAATACTTTTCTATAGGGTTAGAATCTGTACCATGATCAACTCTTATGTTATCATGTATTCCCCAATCATCTGAGCCATTATATTTTTTCCAAAAAAGAAATGCAGGTTTGAAACCTGTGTAAACTACAGCCCCATCACTACTTGAGTTTCCTGTGTATTCGCCTACCTTGCAGTAGCCATCAACACTGTGAAAACAATAGGCAATAACATTTCCATTTAACTCTCCATCAGTACCTATTGAAAATACTGTAGATGTTGGACTTGTACCATTCCACAAATTATTAGATGGTCCGATTCTACTATTATTACCATTTAATCTTAATTTATAAGTATTGCCTAAAGGTTCTGCATATACAGACCAATTGTCACTTGCGTTTCTTTCTTTTAAAATAATTAATTCAGGCGGTTCATCTAATCCATGTCCTATTGTTTCAGCCGAACCAGTTCCAGTATATTCTACAATACTAAATCCTGCTTTTGTATTAGCTGAAACAGTGCTGGTAAGACTACCATCAGTATTGCTTGATGTGCCGTTACTAGCCAGCCAATTCCAAGAAACGTATTTGTGATTAGAATAATTGTTTCCCATACTGATAAAAGAACCAATACTAAAACCATCAGTATCAAAAGATAACAATGAATCAGAATTTGTTGTTTCTGAATTAGTACCATTTGATTGAAGTGTTTTTTGAACCCCTCTTACTACATCATATAAAGTATGGGTGTTTGTATCTTGTCTATTCTTAATCCAAACCCAATCAGGTTTAAACCCAACTCCTGTAATACTTTGAGGGTTTGAATTATTACCAGTATAAAGACGTGTATTAAAATAATCTCCGGGTTTTTCTTCATTAACAGGGTCAATACCCGGATCAGGTAAGTTTCTATTACAAATAGATAAAAAGCCTGACGGTGGCGAATATTTAAAGTCACCAAAGCCATTACCATCTGCATTGTTTCCTGCAGTTGTATAACCTTCTAGAGTACTATCTTGACCAAAGTTAAATAAACAATTTGATGTACCTGTATCGTGTCTGTGTGTAACACAAACTCGTAAGAATTGATTACGTTCTGCAGCAGTTAATGTTTTAACTGCACCAGTACCAGAGCCACTTTCAATGCCTGATTCAGTTGCACCATTAGACCATGTACCATTACGACCACGATAAATGTAACCATTGTCAAGGTCAGCAGCAATCATATATACGCCATCACTACCATCTTGCGTTCCTACATTAATAGCAATTTTTCCCGGAGGTGCAGATGAAGAAAGGTTAGCACAGTATTTTCCATCAGGCATAAAACCTTGTGATGGCAATCCTGAAGAGTTATTACCACCTCTAATACTACGTGATTCCCAATACCACTTACCATTCTTAACACCTATTGTAGTAGCAATAGAATAGTAGTTACCTTGAGATGTAATATAAGAACGAAGACCACCTTCAATCAAAGTACCCGGACCACTGTCATCATCTTTCATACATTGGTTAAGATTTTGAGTAGGACTATCAGGAGTGTAGTCATATGTTTGAACACCTGATGTACTAAAGTTATTTGAGTTACCACTAGAATCGTTGGCGTTACCATTAAACTTTAAGTAAAACCCTGTTGTGCCGTGTGAACCTGAATATTCTTTAGGAATCCAGATACCATTTTTTGTTTCACCAAACTCTGTTGGGCCTAAAGACTGACCATCTACATGGTTAATTTCTGCCATATAACCATCATAGTAAGAAGCTGAAGCCCGATAAGTTCCAATATAATGTGTATTACTTGATTTATTCCAACCTAAAACAGCATTTTGAGATGGATAAGTTGAACCATAGCCTTGATTGACTAGATCCATTTGCTCTCCATTAACATATATTCTAATTCTGTTAGAAGCAGTAGCTTGAGTTGTATCGACACGAAGAACAATATGATAAAATGTACCACAATCTTTAAATTTTGCACTTGTACCAGCATTACCCCTAAGACCACCAGAATCATAAAATCTTAAAGCACCGTCTGACTTAAAATGAAACTGAGATTCATTAGAACCATCTCCGCCAGTATAAGGATTAAAAATGTTTTGTTGGGTATCTGGTCTACTACGTTTTACCCAAGCACTAAACGTCCAAGTTTTTTGGTTACCTGTAGTTCCGGGAGTACGGCTAAGATAGGAGCTTTCTGCAAAACGAATAGAATTATCTATTTCGTGGTTATAAAAACCACCACCTGTTGAACCTATCCAAAAAGGACTATTTGTTAAAGACATATTATATTACCCTCTTATGAAAATGCTAGTTGTGGAGTACCAAGAAGAATGTTTCCTGATGACTGCACAAAGTATGGAACAATATCTACAGCATTAGCATCTGTTGAAAGTGTAAGACCTGCACCACCTGCTGTTTCGTAATCAGAACCAAGAGAAATAGTTCGGCTACCTGTACCATCTTGAATAAAGATAAATACACCTGACATACCTGCAACTTCTGTTGAAGGATTACCAAGTGTAAGGTTACCTGTTAGTGTCCATACAAAACTATTGTATACGTAAAAGTTAGGTGTTTGTGTACCAGACTGTGAAGTATCTGTATGTACTTTACCTACCGTGTTAGAACCAAGCAGTACATAGCTGTCATTAACTTCCAGCATTTCTGTAGCACCAGTAACAATTCTAAACTGATTTCCAGAATGGAACTGAAGATACGTATCTGTATCTCCTTGACTATAAATATGGTCATCTAAATAAATATCTTGGACAGAACTAATGTTGTTATCACCTAGTGTAATGTTACCAGTAAATGTACCACCAGACTTTGGCATTTGATTTCCAATGCTTGTTGCAAGTGTAGCAGATAGAGAGTTTACACGACTATCTGTAGCTTGATTAGCAATTGAAGAAGCCATTGTAGCTGACAATGCAGTAATAGCAGTTGTTCTGTTATTGATAGACGTTGCCAGTGTTGCTGACAGAGAATCTACACGACTGTCTGTAGCCTGATTAGCAATAGATGCAGCCATAGTTGCAGAGAGTGCAGTAATGGCTGTAGTACGATTATTAATACTTGTTGCCATAGTAGCAGACAAAGCATCAACACGGCTATCAGTTGCTTGGTTAGCAATACTTGATGCCATAGTTGCACTAAGAGCAGTGATTGCACTGGTACGGCTTGCAATAGATGCAGCCATGGTAGCTGACAGAGCCGTGATAGCTGTTGTTCTATTATTAATAGATGTAGCCATTGTAGCTGATAAAGCTGTGATTGCACTAGCCTGATTATCAATACTTGTTGCCATAGTGCTTGAAACATTAGCAATACTTGTCGCCATTGTTGCAGACAATGCAGTAAGATTTGTGTTAGTATTGTCAATGCTAGTAGCCATTGTTGCACTAAGTGCTGTAAGGTCTGCATCAGTAGGTACACCTGAAGTAGAAACTACACGGCTACCACTAATGTTAATACCACTACCTGCAGTATAAACCAAAGCAGAACTAAACAGTGTAAAGGTAATGTTTGTTGTACCAAAAGTAATCTCACCTACGTTGTTACAAACATATGCCTCACCTGCACCTGTGTTACCTTCTTCTACATAGAAATAAGAACCACCATCAAGACCAGTATTGTCATTTGGCTCATAACTATCTGCATCTGTAGCACGAGTAAGTACCCAGTTTGTAGAAGCAGAACCAACATTGGTTACTGTATATACACCGTTTTCAGTTTGGTCAGTTTGATTGTAAATAAGAACACGATCATTGACAACCATAGTTACACCATCAATAACAAGAGCCGCCTGTGTTCCTGCATTTGTAAGTGTAGCACCTACACCTGCTGTACCATTGTCATAGGTAGCATTTAGGTTACCTGCTGTATCAGGGCTTTCCACACGAACTGCTTCATGGAAGTGAATAGCAGTAGCAGTCAAGTTATCTACGTATTGTTTTGTTGCTGCTTCTAGATTTGCAGAAGGAGAACCATTAAGTGTCAGTGTACCTGTCATTGTACCACCAGCAAGTGGCAAATGATTAGCAATGCTAGTTGCCATTGTTGCTGATAAAGCAGTAATACTTGCAGTATTTACTGATGTTGTAGCAGATACACTTGCAATACTATTATTGATAGAAGTAATTGTTGGTCCTACAAAACTTGTAGCACTTACTGTTCCACTAACTTGTACACCATATGGAAACTCTGCATCTTGACCATCGGCAAGAGTAAGCATATCAGAAGCACCAGTATTGGCTAATCTTATTCTATTACTTTGAATATATAAATCACCAGTACCTGATTCTTTAATTACAGAGTGACTTCCATTATGTTGAATTGTTAAATCGTCACTATTACCAAAATTAAGAACTGCATTATCTGCAAAAGAAGCACTTGAAGAAATAGCAAGACTTGATGCACTTACTGCACCAAAAGTTTGGTCAAAGTCAAGAGCAACAGTACCACTTGCACTAATTGGGTTTGTGGTTGTTGTTCCATCAATAAGAACATGAAGACCATCACCTGCCTTAACAAAGTTTACAGTACCGCCAGATTCAGAAGGTACGTTAAACAAACCAGCACCGTTACCATAGATAATACCACCTGCATGAATGTTACCTGCAGATACATCACCTACAACAAACAAACCACCACCAATAGATACTGCACCAGATACATCAAACGTACCACCTACAGATACGTTACCATCCACATAGATGTCTGAAGCAGATACAGAACCAATATTTGCAGTGCTTGTTTCAACCACCCCACCATAGTCAACATTGATTGCATTAGTTGCATTTGTTGCACTTGAAGCAAATACTGCAGATGTGGCATTAGTAGCATTAGTTGCTGATGCAGCAAAAGAAGCATTAGTGGCTGTAGTAGCAAAAGTTGCATTGTTGGCACTTGCAGCAAAGTCTGCACTTACAGCATGGCTTGCACTAACAGCAGTTTGTGCTTCACCTGCAGAGGCTGCATAACTTGCATTAGTAGCTGAAGTAGCTACAATACCTGTCAAATTAGAACCATCACCATAGTAATCAACAGCAGAAACTGTACCACCTACATTCAAAGCAGTGGCAGAAATATCACCAGAAGCATGGAAGTTTACACCATTGACATCACCAGTAGTAGAAACACTGCTTGGTGAAATAGCACCAGACATAGTAAGTGTGCCACCAACAGAAACATCACCACTAAAGTTAGCAGTGTCTGATTGAACATCTGTTGCAATAACATTTGTTGTGGATACTGTATTTAGAATTGTAATGTCAGTAACACGACCAGTACTATCAATTTCAAACTGATTGTTAGCACCTACATATGTACCCGAAGTAGCTCCTGATTCAGCAAGACTAAATGTAGGACGACCTGAAATACCATCTGCATTTGTAATACTAATACCTGTAGATGCAGAGAATGTTCTTCCTACAATAGCTCCTTGACCATCACCTGTAGCAAAACCAGATACAGCCGTAAAGTCTGCAATTGTATTAAGAGCCGATACGTTAGCTGTAAGTTCTGTTCCTTTAATTTTAACTGTACCAGTAAGGTCAATCTGGTTCAACGAAAGTTTTAAACCCGAAGGTTTGCCTTCACCATCTTGAATATTTACAGGAGTATCAGACGGAAGACCTGTACCACTTGTACCAGTTTGTAGTATGTCTTTATATGTGCTTGCAATAGTTTTGCCTGTAAAATCTGCCATTATACTAAGTTCCAATATCCATTATTATTTTGCCATTGTGAGTTTGCATTGTTCCACAGAATGTTACGATCATCGTTATTCTCTGGACGAGCATCTTTAATAAAGTACCTCTCATCAATGCGAGGGCTTCTATTCTGAGGATGATTTTTTAAATCAAACTGACCATCAAAGTCAGTAGGACATTGCATCATTCCATAACTGTTCTTTTTAAGTTGGTTTAGTTTGTACCTAAAACCACATGTATCACAAATACCGAATACATTTTTTCTTCCTGCCATTATACCATAATCCTTGGTTTAATCAAAAGGCTAGTTCGTTCACGATCCTGATCTAGAGCACGTGCCATACGTTCTTCGTATTCTGTTTTAAGAAGTGTGATACGAGATGCTTCTACACCGGGACGTTTGATAGCCATGTTGTATGCAAGACCTGCTGTAAGACATGGAAGAAACTTACGAGAAATATCTGCAGTTTGTACAGCAGATTTGTTTACATCTTGTAGATAAGAAAACAACTCTACTTTGATTGTGTCAGTAGAGTTTTCTGGGATAGGCCACAAATGCATTGTAATATTATCTCTGCCATTACGAATTGCATATTGTGTTGTTCTGCCTTTTTGACTTTTGTTAGGGATCTTTAGATACTCTTCCATTGAAATACGTTCAAGTTGAATATCCCGATTATCACGACTATGTACAGCTTCAAGCACATCAACAGTGGCATCTGAAAAAGCATACGAAGAAACACTGGTAGTTACAGACACAGTAGATGTGTCAACTGACCAAAGCATAACACCACGGTTTTGCCAATCTTGTAGAATAAGATTGATAGAACGCCGAGCAGACTTAGGTTCATTACCCAAAGTCTGTTCACCACCAATCATTTCACTTGCTTCTTGAATTACTTCATCAATATCCATTGAGAAGTTATATGAACCTGAACTTGCCATTAGTACAACCTATTTCCTTTTACCTTGGTGCTGGTCTTTTTATTTAAACCAATCGTCTTCCCACCACGGAGTTTTTTGTTCAAAGATAATTTCTTTCTTTTTTTGCTTCCGGGTTTTGTTATTTGTTGCCCAATTGATGAACGATTTATAGACATTAGTAAAGACAGTTACCAAGTTTGCCGCCTTTTTTCTTTTTAACGACAGAGCCACCATATTTACGACCTACACCCATGCTTTCAGCATTCATTGGGTGAAGAGGGTCAGCCATATGTTCATAACCTTTTTTACGTTTGTAGTTTTTAAAATCCTGCTTCATTGCTTTACGAGCTTTTTTAGGACCTACTTCATCGTATAGTCTCATTGCTTTATCTGTCATTGCTTGATCTAATGATTTTGGTGCTTTCATTTTCTTAGCCATTATTTCTTCCCCATTTTTTTATGTGATTGAGTTTTTGGTGGACTTTTTTTGCTGCCACCTTTACCAGCCCACAAAACTTTGTCAGCCCAGTAAGCAGCACTGAGTTTACCTTTTTTAATGTTCTGAGCATGACGACTTTTAAAAGACTTACGAGCCGTAGGAGAATAGTTGTGACCATATCCCTTTTGTCCAAAATGAATAAGTCTAACTGTGTCTCCCTCTTTTGCAAGAACCATGCCCTTTTTTTCTGGACGTGTAGACTTACGAGGTTTATTAAATCCTGCAAATGTTGTGCCACGATACTCAATCCTTCCTGAAGGTAGACGTTTAACGCCGGGATATTTACTCTTTGTCATTTTACTTTCCTATAACGTTTAACTTTCTTGGCGACAGTTTTAGGCTGCTTAACGAATTGTTTTCCCTTTGCTGATCCTTTTCTTTTAGCTGCTGTAGTCTTCGCATACTCTTTTGCGGATAACGCCTTGATTGCCTTTTCGGGAAGGTAACGTTCACCTGTTGCTTTTGAACCTTGAGTTGACGGTTTACCACTCTTGGTTCTCCACTTTTGTTTTGTCCAAGCTTTTAAGCTCCTCTGTGATTTCTTTAGTGCCATGTTATGTAAGTCCTATTATATCATTATATTATTTCATTTGCAATTTTGTAATGTAAAAAACAAAACCAAACACCAAAAGCAATAGGTTCAAGGTAAAAGAAAATACAAATAGTAAGTAAAAATGTTTCAATAATATCTCTAATCATAAAAGCATTATAACACACAAAATAAACTATCTCAAGAATATTATAAACTTTTTAAATAAAAAATCCATGAAAAAAGAAGTATAATGCCACTAATAGCTAATATACTTGCAGCACAAATTGTGGATACTTCTATAATTTTTCTTACTTTACGTTTGTGCCTTTCTATATTTTCTAATCTTTCTTTTCTTACCTTTGCTTGAAATTTTATCCAATCTTGCCACAATCCGGGTCTTCCAGCATATATCATCCACTGTTTTAGTTCATCTTCTTGTCGTTGTAATTTTTCAAGATGCATAAACTCTTCTAAATCAGTGTGTCCTTTTCTTTTTTTCTTTTGACCTTTTTTTCGTAAAGATTCTGTTGCATATACATACTCTCCGATTTTATGTGCTACATCAGATATTTCTTTTCCATTTTGAATAGCAGATTTTATAACTGCAAAAGCAGCATTTGCAGCAGCAATTTCAGCAAGCATTATTTTCTCTCGTTCATATCATCTTTCATTTTATTGAACAACTGAAACAAAACTTCAATTTTCTTTTCTGCTTGTG